ATATTTGTCAAGTACGAGTGTTTGGCTTAGAACATAAGCAAAGGTTCCATTGACATAATAGATACCAGGCTGAATAGATACAGCTGAACCAAATCCTACACTACCCGATACGTTATTAATCTGTGCTGAACGAGGAGTTGAACCATTTGATAATACAACTTCGTTTTGAGCAAATTCTTTTGTGGTTTTATCTGTACCAGATGAAGTATATTTAACAAACAATGTAAGAGGATCTGAACCAGATACCGCAACCGTGCCAACTACTTTAGCTACCACTCCAGTGGTTTGACCAGTAATAAGTGTACCTTCAAATTCTGTTCGATATAGTTCTACATCGGCTGAGTTAAATGTTGAAGCAACTTTAATGAATCCATACTCTTTATCCAATGCAGATTGACCAGGGATAACCATGGCACCATCTTTGAAAGTATGATTAGCAAATTGACTAATCTGATTTTGCAGAGTAGACTGTAGTTGAGTTAACTCTCTTGCTTGAAGAGCCACTGAAGGCCGAAACAAAATGCGATAGTATTGTTCCTTCGCATTTGTTTCGAAGTCATCATAGTAGGGGGATACATTAAAATCAATTGTCATTATTTTTTTACCTTAAAACTCTAGTACAAGTTTAATATCTTCAATTTGCGAATTAGCTCGAGCAACCGCACTTCTGTTTTCGATATAAAGAACTTCCCCAGAAAACTTTTCAACTTCAGGGTTACCAAGTGAAGATATGTTAGCTGTTACCGCTCCAGCATTTGAAATAGCTTCTGAACCCTGGAAAGTTCCATAACCGGTAGTAGCATCTTGGTGATATCGAATAGTACTTGTTCCTACGTCTATAGAAGTTATATAGGCCTGAGCTCCAGAGGTTCCGCCAGTAATAATTTCATCTGGTGCAAAAGCTCCACCTGCAAGAGATCCATATACTAGATTTCGAGTAGCTTGTAACGTAGAGGCTGTGGCATTAACAGTTGTTCCAAAATTAAATGGGTTACGAATAAGACCTAATTGACGGAAGTCATTATCAATTGGAAAGTCTCCAGCTCCTTCAGCAGAATCTAAGTTAACGTTACACATAATAAAGAAAGCACCAAGTTCATCAGCCATATTTGCACCATGACCGCCAGGAGGTGAAATAATAGCTCTTGCAGCGCATCCTGTACCGCCGCCACCTGTAATAGTAACTAAAGCTTCATCATAGCCGGTTCCAATATTACTCATTGAAATGGCTGTAACTACTCCACCTACGACTGTGGCTGCAGCTGTGGCACTTGATCCATTACCGGTAATCGTTACTGTCGGCGTTGAGGTATAGCCTGAACCACCATTTGTAACTACAACTCTATGAATTGATCCATTTTGAGCATTTGTTTGAACGTCATACTGCAGTGATCCATCATTTGATGTAATAACATTCACTGGAATAAACGAGTTAGTTAAGAACTTTGTGGCCTGTGTACCCGAAAGAGTAGCCATAAATTTCCAAACATAACCATCAGACTCTACAGCGTTAGCAGCATTTGTGGTTTGTCCAGTTGGTTTAACAACCGAAGCACCAGTACCAGCTTGCAAACATTTATAAACATTTAGTTCGTCTGTGATTACGTAATACTGTGATGTACTTAACGTAGATAACTGATCATCATAGGCTACATAAGTAGTACCTGAAAGCCAGTTATAACGAGTAATACAATGGGAAACATCAGACTGAGCTACTTTTTTAAGTGCAATCATATTCTGATGTACGTTATTTTTATCAAATACTGTATCAACCGGAGTTGCGATTGCAGTATCTGAACTAGGCCAGTTATGTGAGCGACCGATGTATAGATAAGTACTATCAGTACCTACGTCATCGCGAAATGCACCCGCGTTGTTGACCCTAATTTGTTTTGATACGATGGCCGTCATTTTATAACCTTACCTCATTTAATTTAGTTAAAACTATTTATACACGTTATGTGATGTTAATCACTGATTCAAACGATATATTTAATTTAGTACCTGCTGCAGCATCAGCAATTGTAAAATCTGCATAATTACTTATAGGACCAATGTCTGGCAGGAATTTATACTTTTCAACATGCAAAAAGTTTGGACCTATTGCATATTGATTAATTGGTTGAAGAACGAACGTAAGTTCGATATCTAGGGCAACACCACCAACCACTGGTATTGCAACATCTACGACTACTGGATCAGCAAAGACCGGAATACCAGTATCTAGTGTACTAAAGTCTGCTACACCTTTTGCTTTTACTGGACTACCGGCTACTCCAACAGCTTCAGAGAAGATAGTTACCTCACCAAAGAAAGCAAACCCAGCTGGATGCAGCAGTTTCTTAACTACATCTTTCCAGTTATCAATTGTTTGTCCAGTCTTAATAACATAAGAAAACGACTGGTAATATCTTGAGTCTTGAATAAACTTTTTAACAGATAATTTACCATCATCATTTTTCCAACGGCCGTTTGTTGGATCCCATTTAGCATCCGAAGGCTTAAGAATATCTACTCTTGGAAAAAAGAGTTCAATGTCATCATTAAAGATAAGTCTAAACAAAGCTTTAAATGAAGGTTCAGCACCTTTTGAAAGGTATATATCTGTAATGTTCTTATATAATTTAGACTTATCTGCAACAACAGTTTCTGGAATTGGAACAGCTAACTCTCTTTGTAACATTTCTAGAAATTCAGTACCAACTGTATCTAAATTACGATGTGAGGGCAAAGATTTTAAGAATGCACCTGGCTGATCTGGTTGATCTAAAAAATCATAATACGCTTCCATGAACTTCATAAGTTCTGGTTTTTCGAGCTGAATATGCTCTGGTACTATGGTTGTTACTTTATGTGACATTAGCTATTATTCGCTGTTGTTGTGTAACCGATACCTGCAATAACCGAACCTGTAGCAATTTCATCAACTTGTGGAGTAACCACTGTTTGTAGAAGATCAATTTGAAGTAATTGATTCCTTCTTGGTGCTAGGTCATTTGAGCTTGGTGTACCTGTTACTGTTATATATGGATTAGATCCAACCAACCCACCGTCAGGGTTAAAGTTAGTAAGTTCTACAGTACCTGTTTGAATATTAACTGTACCAGCATCTACTGTAGTAATAATTTTTTGGTTATTTGAAATTCTGTATAACTGAACTTTTCTAATATTAGGATCATCTGTTGGGACATCTTGCATCTTATGATTAAAGCCATTCATAATAAATTCACTTGAATCGATTACCGAAGCTCCAGTAGCAATATTAGATGAGAATGGAGATGAAAATTCAAGAGTATATTTTTGTGGATAACCAACATTTGGTGTTAAACGTTTCTGTACAAATACTCGTTGAATTGTATTTAGAATAGAAGGATTAGTAGCATCAATCAGAGTAGTTACTTGTGATGCTCTAAATACGCCATCAAACTTTTTCAGATTAGTATTATTGTAATTTGTAATTGTAGCAATAACCTGATCTTTTAACTCACCAGCTGTTAGTGATGTTAGATTCGGATCATACTTAAAAAATACTTCTAGTTTAATAAATGTATAATCAGGATCAACAATTTCTGGTGTAATAGACACTAGGTTCTTAGTTTTAAGAATAGAGTCCTTAATAAATGTTTTCTGAACTTCAGTAAGTGTTTCAGCGTTACCAGGCTTAATTGATAAGAATACTTTACCGTACTCGGGAACTGCTTGTTCTTCTCCACCCCAGACTGAAACAGTTTCAGCATTTGTATAGTTATTTTTTACAATAGCTTTATAGTCATCAGCCGTTACAACTCGGTTTTGAGCTAGGAAAGAAAGTGGAGCATTAAACTTAATTGAATCAGTAGCTTCACGAGTAGCACCACCACCAGCTGCTGAGGCTAAAGTTATACTGGTGTTCGTATTGCCTGAAATACTACCAGTAAGAGTAAATACAGTAGCGTTATTAGAAGCTTGGCCGTCAGTTATTAGATATTCCAATGATACAATATTACCTGCAGCTAATTTTCTACCAAACACGTCATCACCAAAATAAATTTCGTATTTTCCATCCATGCCTTCTTGCAAGAAGTACGCATTTGTATTCTGGTCGACATCAACAATATTAGTAACTAATGTATACACTTCAAAGTCTGTAGTATTTGCATTTGTTTTAACTTTAACAATAAGACTTGCCGTATCTACATTTGTATCTGGAATCTCATACTTTTGAGATGTGTCTGTATTATCAACAACGTATTCTTGGTTTCTAATAGTTCCTTGATTGATTTGTACATTACTAAATGTATATACACCATTCACTGGTACAATTGTTTGAGCTTCAAGGTTAACAAAAGTATAATTTTTATTATCAATTGTAGTTTGGAATGTAGTACCACGTGGCATAGCCAATGAACTTGGTGTACCAGCTGGATTATTTACTGTTACATCAATTGTGGCAAAAGCTGAAGTAGTTGACCTTGGAACATATCCAAGTGACTTAGCATGTGATACAACATTGTTTCTTACTTGTGCAGTATCTAGAAAGATTTCGTTAACGTTTAGATTAGCATTAAATGCGTTATAGAAAGTATTATAAGCAAGCACATCAATAATAGTGCCGAGAGCTGATCCTTCGAAGTCGTAGTCTGCAAGTGTAGTTTGAGATCGTAAAAATGTTTTAAGATTATCTTTAATCTGATCAAAGTCTTGCTCCGTAACGTTAAGTCTTTCTTTTGAAACCGTAATAGCCATTATAACCCCTTACCTAATTCTTTCTAAATAAAATTCTGTGGATCCAGTTTGAAGCGATGTAATCATTTGAAACTCTATAGAAACTCTAAATCTATTATAGTCTTCTTCACCAGTAACATCAATATTTAATAATCTAACTCTTGGCTCAAAATTTAGAACTGTTTCTTCAATAGCTTCTTTTAGATCAAATTCAGTAAAGTAATCAGCAGGCTCAAATAATAAAGCTCTAATATTAGATCCTAGTGTAGGTTGAAATGGTCTTTCACCTCTACTAGTCAAAATAAGATTTTTTATAGACTGTTTTACTGCATCCAAATCTTTTAAGATTGTTATATCTTTTGTATTTGGATGTTTAAGAAAAGCCAAATCAAAATCAGAGTAAACCACTGATCTACTAGTAATAATAGACTTTCCTGCCGCATCTGATTTTGTTTGTGTTCTTGCCATTTAATTACTCAATGTACTTTTCTATCATTTCTAGGACGTCGTCATATTTTGCGACTTCCATTAATTCTTTTTCTACACTCTCCACAATATCTGAGTGTTCACCAATACCGGCTGGATTATGTAAATAAATTTCAACATTAGCGATATGCTTATCGATATGTCCTTTAGCATGGTTCTTTAAAGATAAAACCATCATTTCTCTAATTTGTTCGCTTGTCATTTCAAAGCCTTTCTACATGATTAATTAATACAATTATATTTATACAAGTTAATTGACGGAAACTGAAGAGCTTACAACCTGATTAGTGTGATTGGCCACACCCTGAAAATCCGCTTTATTAGCATCTAAATCAGATTTACCAGTTTCATATAGTGCCATATCAGAATCTAATTCTGTTGTACCTACGTGTTCTTTGAAATCGTCTTTAAAAAATTTTTCGCCTTTATCAAAATTTTCTTGTGAAACACGACCAGCAAGGTACTCAATATAAACTACTAATTGATCTTTAATATTATCACGTCTAGTTTGCACATTGTGATATTCTATTTCTAAGTCTATAAAGTTTTCATACCATTTAACTTGACTAGCTGACATTCTACCAGTTGTATATAACCTTTGTCTTTTTGCCGCACCAGATCCATTAATACCACTACCACCAGTTTGTCCATACTCAGGTTTTTTCTTTTCAGCCTCATATGCTAGCCGAGCAGCTTTTACTTTTGGCGTAAAATGTTTATTAATTTTACCTAAAGCTTGACTTCTTGCGTCCATTGCAGCGCCAAATCCACTACTACTTCTAGAAGTTCCATTAGGAGACACTGAAGATATAATAGATGTAAGATCAATAGTTGTAGGACCAGTGATTGTTACTTCAGGTGATGTTGTTCCATCTGGAAATGTCATGGCTGGAATTTTTGTAGTAATTTCTGAAAAACTTGGAATTTTTACTGGCTTTGCTTCAGGTATTTTCATTTCTTTTGCTTTAGCCACAACCTCACCTGTAGCAGAATCTAGTTCTTTATTTGGTATTGCTTCACATGGATCAAAAGAAGCTAATGATAACGGGTCACTAATTGCATTAGTTACAAGATCAATATACTCTTGAAGTTCTCCATCTCCTAAAGCTTCTCCCCATGCTTCTTTAAACGCAGCAATAGCACCACCGGCATCTGTTTGCATTTGAGCAATTAATGCACCAACATCTGCTTGTAATGAAGGACCAGCAGCAGGCAACTCTGGTAATGCCGCTTGTAACTCGGCCAATGCTTCATTTGCCTTAGATTCAAGATCACCAAGGGCTGCCATTCCTTCAGCAAGTTTTCCTTTAATTTCATCTACTTTACCAGTAATAGAATCTAAAGCTGGACTACTTCCACAATTTAACATATTAACCTCCTGCGATCACGTTAGAAGAACCACCAGCAGATGCATTAGGTACCCATGACCCATGACCTCCAGTACCGTCTCCTATTCTATGAACACCAATTCCATTTACTTTTACTGTACCACTACCACCAACTGCAGGGTCTCCGCAACCAGTTGCATCACCAATACGAACTGCTGATGCTCCATTAACAATTACATCAGGAGAACCAGATGCATATGATGTTTGATGGAATGGGCTAGGTGTAGGACTTGC